TATAGAGTTAGTAAAGGAGTTTGAAAATGCTAACACTTAATGAATTAAAAGAGAAAGTAATTGAGCAAATGAGTGAGTTTGATGTAGTTGATCTACTTGGATTGACTACTGAAGACATAGTTAATGCATTTGAGGACAAATTATTAGCTAAATACAATTATTTGATTAATGAACTTGAGTTAAGTAGTCTAGAGGACTTTGATAATGATGATGAGTACTTAGATTAAAATGCCCTGATAGCTCAATTGGATAGAGCAACGGATTTCTACTCCGTAGGTTGGGGGTTCGACTCCCTCTCAGGGTACCAAATATTATTACAACAAAAGGAGAATTACATGAGTACAAATGACGTAACTGGTGATCGTTTAGTTAGTAAAGCTGCTTCTAAAGCTTATGGTGATAGATATGATATGATCTTTAAGAAGCAAGTTGACGAGCTAGATAGTACGGCACTGGACATTGCAGATGCTGCGGTCGGTCATAATCAAATATCAGACGAAGAACTATTCAGTTCTAAAAAGAAGTAACATAGTATGGGGGGAACTGACTCTTCCTCCCATTAATCTCTATAATGTACCATATAACCAAGAGGAAACTTAATGGAACTACCAAGTATCTATCAATCCATTATCCATCGTAGTCGATACTCTCGATACCTAGATAAGGAACAACGTCGTGAGTCATGGGAAGAGACAGTAGATCGTCTTATCACATACTTAAAGACACAAACTAAAGATGTAGAGATACCTTATGATGAACTAAGATCCTCTATTCTTAATCTAGAAGTCATGCCATCTATGCGTCTTATGATGTCAGCAGGTGAAGCAGTAGAGCGAGATAACATTGCAGCTTATAACTGTAGTTATCTAGCAGTCAACAACAAACGAGCGTTTAGTGAAGCTCTATACATTCTTATGAATGGTACTGGTGTAGGCTTTAGTTGTGAGCGTCAAGAAGTTAGTAAGTTACCAGCTATTCCTGAGAAATTACGAGAGGTAGATGATGTCATATTTGTACAAGACAGCAAGCTCGGATGGGCAAAAGCATTCAAAAAGCTCCTCTCTTCTTTGTGGGAGGGCGATGTCCCTAAAATTGATTACTCAAAGGTTCGACCAGCTGGAGCAAGACTTAAAGTATTTGGTGGAAGAGCATCAGGACCTGAGCCTCTTAAACGACTCTTTGACTTCACGATTAAATCGTTTAAAGAAGCTAGTGGACGAAAACTCACTAGTATTGAAGTACACGACATAATGTGTATGGTAGGTGAGATTGTTGTGGTAGGTGGGGTACGTCGTAGTGCTCTAATCTCCCTCTCTAATCTTACAGATCGTCGTATGCGTGAAGCTAAAATGGGAGCATGGTATAATGATAATCCACACCGAGGACTTGCTAACAACTCAGTTGCCTACACAGAGCGACCAGATAGTGAGACTTTCATGGAAGAGTGGTTATCTCTGGTTAAGTCAAAGTCAGGTGAACGAGGAATTTTTAATCGTGTTGCTGCTCAGACTCAAGCTGCTAAGTGGGGACGACGTTCTAAAGATCACAGTTACGGAACCAATCCATGCAGCGAGATTATCCTCCGTGATAAACAGTTCTGCAATCTTACGGAAGTGGTTGTACGGAACGGGGATACCGTTGACTCTCTTGAACGTAAAGTTAAGTTAGCTTCTATCTTAGGTACTATTCAATCTACTCTTAATAAGTTTAACTTTTTGAGTGAAGAGTGGGTAGCTAACACTTCAGAAGAGCGTTTGTTAGGTGTTAGTTTAACAGGTATCATGGATGCAGAAATTACCTCTAATCCTGATCCTAAATTACTAGAATACTTACGAGATACTGCTCGGAGAACTAATGAAGAACTTGCTGAAAAACTTGGTATTCCTGCTTCTGCTGCTATCACTGCTGTTAAGCCTTCAGGTACAGTCTCTCAGTTGGTGGACAGTGCTAGTGGCATTCATGCTCGACACAATGATTATTACTTACGACGTATTCGTATGGATAAAAAGGATCCGATCTACGAGTATCTAAAAAGTAAGGGTGTTCCAGTAGAAGATGAAGCATTTAGACCTGATTCAACAGCTGTCTTTGGCTTCCCAATGAAGGCTCCTACTGGTGCTATTACTCGTAACTCTAAGTCAGCTATTGAACAGTTAGAGTTGTGGTTAATCTATCAGCGTCACTGGTGTGAACACAAACCCTCAGTCACTATCTCAGTAAAAGATGAGGAGTGGGTTGAAGTAGGTGCTTGGGTTTGGAAGTACTTTGATGAAGTAAGTGGTGTGTCTTTCTTACCTCACTCAAACCATACTTATGTACAAGCTCCTTACGAGGATATCGATGAAGAGACTTATCATAAGTTATTAAGTGAAATGCCAACAGATATTGATTGGAGTGATTTTACAGAACTCGATGATAATACTGAAGGTGCCCAACAACTAGCGTGTGTATCAGGAGTATGTGAGATATGATAGAATTTACATGGGAAACAGTAGGTGGTTTAGTCTTTGGTGCTGAAATTATGGACAATCAGGATTTCAATGTCAAAGGTGATAACCTAAAGTGGGTAGTAGTACTTCATGTAGGCATTTTAAGGCTCGTTTTTAGCAAGTATGTGCTAGAAGCCTAGTAGAAGGGGCTACAACGTGTTTAGAGTATATTTTGATACAAGTACATCAACCTATAATTTAAATGCGTTGTAGCTCGATTCTAGAGGTCACTTTTAGAGATATTCGTCAAATAAACCGAACAATCTACCTCTTTTAGCTTTTGTTGCTTCTAAAGCTGCTTTCTCTTGTAAATTCTCAGCTCTAGTTTCTGCACGAGCCCTTCTCTCTTTTTCTACATCAGCAGGATCTCTTAAATTCGCAGTTGGTTTACCATAAATTGGGAACCCAGCAGAAGATAAAAGTACTCGCTTCATTCCTTCTCCTTCTGGTGCATTTAATCCAGAACCTACAGAGAAAGGTAATGCAAGTTTAGCAACAGTACCTGTTCTTTCTAAGTAATTTCCACCCTGATCATCCATCATAGCAAGTGCAGCTTTGGGTGCAAATCCTAATTTACCTTTAAGAGTTTTACCTGGATCCATCATCCAGTGAACAGACTCCATAGAGTGTTTAGCTAACTGTTGTGTTGTGCCATCTTCATGTAGAATACGAGTTGGATCCTCATTCTCCCAAATAAACTGTCCTGCAGTATACATATTGATACCGTTAAGAAGAGTTAAATAAAGAAGACCTGTGTTAATCATATACCTACGGGCTAAGTCACCTTTATTCATAGGTTTCATTATACCCTTAACACCACCTTTGATATCCCAAGTGCTAGGTTTAAGCATGTCTTTAGGTAAACTATTAGTAAAGGCTCTTAAAGTAGATACAGTCCAATCAGGTGCAAACATTGCAATCTGACCCCACGCTCTACTCTCTATACCTGTACCTTTAATAGCTACATTTCTAAGGAATTTATTCTCAATAGAATTAGCTGCTTGCAACCATTGTAAACCACCCATTGTATCATTTACAGATGTAGCAATCTCTTTAGCTACAGCATCTCTAGCCATAGTCCACTCTGGATTAATAGAGTTATCTGGCATGTACTTTTCTATTTTAATGTTACGTTCTGCATTATTTAGAAGGTGATTAAATAGTAAGAGTTTACCTCCAGTATGCATGTAGTCCCAAGTAAAGGTATTCATTTTCTCAAGAATATACTTATCTAGAGGATGTGTTATCCTTTGAACTAACTTACCTTCTCTATTACCTAGAATCTTAGAATCTAACCAAGCTCCTGTATCAGCAACAATAGAGCGATTAATATCCTCTGTACCTAACTTAACACCAGACTTCATGGCATAGTTAACTTCAGGATCCATGTCTGCTTTTTTAAACTCATTAACAGCTTTACGAATACCACTACCAAGTGTAACTATCTCTTTAAAAGCAAGCATAGGAGACACACCAGCTATAGCTAGACCTAAAGAAGGAGCATGGAATAAAGAACCAGCAACGTTAGCTGCTTTTGTAAGCATAGCAGTCTGAAGTAATGCATCTTTAACAGCACCTATATCTGCTCTTTGGAACATATGATCTAATACTGGAGCAACACTTGGATGTACAAATTGACCTTGTATTTGTTTATTTCCAGGACCATTGTATGTAACATACTTATTTTGAAAAGCAACAGCAGGATCAGAAGTAATCAGAGGATTACCCTTAAAGTCTTTAGTAGCTTTAAGATTATCTATAATACCTTTCTGAGCAATAGAAGTAGTGATAGCCTTATGATAAGCCTCAAATACTAAAGCAGCATCTGTATGCACATAGAGGTTAGCACCAATAGAATTCAAGCGATCTTGTAGATCTCTAGCTGTCTTATAGATACGAGTATTAGAAGAGTCTGTTTTAAATATCTCAGGCTTCTCTTTGTATAAGTTTTCTATAATCTTAGCTGTAGCTTCTTTAGGTAGATTACTTTTAGAAGCATCAATCAAGTGGGTAAAGTAGTTATACACTAAACCTTTAGTAACACCTGCATCACGAGCAGCCACACCATCTTTAAATAGAAGATCTCTAAGTTTATTAGCAGGTTCTATTAGATGTTCTTGGGATCCAGACTTAAGTTTCTCAAGGTAATACTCTTGATTTTTAATTGTAGTAAAGATAGGATTACTTGAGTCACCTTTAACAGACTCAGCCATAATCTTCTTAGCAGCAATAGACTTCTCTAAGTTATTGATACGTTTAAATCTTTCTGCATCTGTTAGAAGTTTAGTGTAAGGTCCAGGTTCATCTATAGATCTAAAGATATCCTTTAAAGACTCTTCTTTGTTACCTGTAATAACTCGAACAGCATCTGATATCTTCTTGGCTTTAAGAGCCTCAACATCAATCATGTGCTGTGCTTCTATAACTTTAGTAGCAGTCTCTCTAGGTAAGTCTTCAAGTGTAACTTCAGAAGGAGCTTTAACTTCTTCCATAGGTTTGACTTCTACTTTAGCAGGTTTAAAAGCCTCACTAACTGCTTTAGTTACACCAGCAAATACACCAAACTGAGCAGCAGTATTAGCTGCAGCTTGAGTATCAAACTCAGAACGTTCACCTCTAGCTATTTCAGCAGATTGTGCAGCAAGTTCAGCACCACCTCCAATAGCTGCACCCCTAGCTACTTTAGTAGATACAGCAGCAGCTTTACCAGCAATAGGAGCAACCTTGGCTGCAGCAGCTACATACTTAGCACTAAGAGCCGCTAACTTAGCTGGAGTAGCTTCCCAAAGTCCAGGAATCAACATCCAAGGATCCACGATAATACCTGTGTATAGATCCTGAACAACACCCATAGGATGCTCTTTAGCTGCAGTAACTAGTGCACCAAAGGATTCAGATATAGAAGGAGTATTTTCATCTGGAAGAATCTCTTTACCTTTACCTGCAAGTATACGACCAGCAAACCCAGCTTTAAAATCTTCCTTAGTAGGAATAAATTGAAATGGTTTATCAGTAGAACCTATTTTAGGGATCTGAGGAGCAGCAGTACTAATAGGTGCCGTATCCCAATCTACTCCTTGAGTAGCAGTAGGAGCAGTACTCCAATCAATACTTGAAGCAGTCTTAGGAGGAGCACCCATCGCTGTATAGTCCTCACCTCTTTCTGTAACACTAGATACTTCAGTACCTTTCTTAAACTCAGGTACAGCAAAGTCTTCCTCAGTTAAGGGATTACTAGAAGCAATTGGTGCGGTACTCCAATCTACTGTCGCCATATTATTTTACAATCCTATTAGCTCTTGCCCAATCAGTTAGTTTCTTTTGTGCTACAGTATCACCTTTAAGGGCTTTAAACTCCTTAACATACCTATCATAGTTAGATAGAGTACCTTGAGGTTGTGGGCTAGGAGAAGTCCCTTGAGCACCATATTGAGCTTGGTTAGAAGCAATAACAGCATTAAACTGTTGTCTAAAGGCATTATTAGCTATTTCTACTTCTTGTTTAGAGTTTACTAAACGTTGCTTTTGAGCTTCAAGAGTAGCAATATTTAATTGCACTGTCTCTTTATCTTCACCAGCAAAGTTGATCTTAGTTCTAAAGTTATCTAAAGCTTTATCTATCTCTTCTATGTCATTAGATATTTGTTTAACTTGAGCATCACCTGCATCAACACGATCACTAATATCTTTACGAGCAGCCTGAGATTTACGGAAGTCTAAGTTAGCATATTTAAACCCTAACTCTAAATTTAAACGTTTAAGTTTTTCAACTTCTCTAGCTGCTACACCTGCAACAACAGCTCCAGCTTTAATTAGTTCTTTATCTTTTGAAGCAGATATTTGTTTCTCTTGACGTTGCTCCATAGAAGTAGTAGCGGCAGACTCTGCACCATTAAGGTCATTAGTCAACTGGGCTTCCCAAGCTTCTTCAGGAAGCAATCGTAATTTATCTGCTTCTTCTTTACCTGCTATTTGCTCATATTTAGTTACATAGTTTTCCCAGAATTGTTTCCTAAGTTCTGGTTTATTTTTAACTGTTTTAAAAGCTTCAAGAGTACCATTAGCTTGTGAACCTAGATATTTAGCTATCTTCTCATTCTGACTTAATCTAGAAACAGTAGCTGCATTTTTCTTAGCAATAGTCTCTTGAGCTAGAGTTTCTGCTTTCAAACGATAGTTAATAGCTTCTTGTGTGTGACCACGCTCTGCTAGTCTATCTGCAACTGTATTTAAAGCCCCAGCTGGATCCTTAATGTCATCTTCAGTAAGACTATTAAATATAGAATCTAAGTCATTAGCTTTGCGTAACTCAGAGTCTTTAGGTTCAGCTCCAAATAACTTAGCAATACCTTGAATACCTCTACGAAGAGCTTTAGATTTTATATAAGTATTAGCTTGATACGGATCCATCCTACTAATAGCTATAGCTTCTTCTAACTCTCGTTGCTCTTCTTGTTGACGAGCTTCTCGTGAGAAGGAACCTTCTTGTTGACGAGCTTCTCGTGAGAAGGAACCTTCTTGTGAAAGAGCACCTCCTAAAGTTCCTAAAGAAGTATCAGGAGAACCCCAAAGAGTACCTCTACCAGCCGCTTCCCATTCACCAGGCATTAATTGATCAGCCATATTATATATATCCTTTTAAAATATTCTAATTAATTAATTAAGAAGCTGACCAATAGTCACCACTAGTGTCAGGTAAAGCATCATAACTACCACCACTATTAAATATACCACCCCAATTTATTTTACTAGCAGCATCTATACCAGTATTCCATAATTGAGCATTAGCAGTATCTTTAGCTAAGGCTACTTTATTGTTTGCTGTATTAATATCAGAACTTAAGCCAAGAGATCTAAGTTTTAGTTCAGCTGCTTTAGCTTTCCAATCCATAGCTAGTTTCGTATTCTCAATGCCTAAACCTTCAATATTAGCACCATAACCAAATAAAGCATTCGCAGTATTAAAACCACCTGTCTGGAAATTATTACCTAATTTAAATAAAGCATCTGATCTTTGGAAAGTACGATCCTGAATATCAACAGCTCGGTCTTCAGCATCTAAACCTAACTGTGCATTTTGTTGTTCAATAGCCATTTGTTGAGCATACTGTTGTGGGTTAACATAACCACCTGTACCCATACCAACACCAAAACCCATACGACCAGTAGAATACATTTGATCAGCTAATTCACTAGCAGACTGTGCTCTACCTGGAGCTAAAAGATTTAATTGTTTACCAAAGTAATCCTTAGCCATCTGACCACGATCCATCTTAGAAGCTTCTGTAAACAAACCTCTAGCATAGTCTTGTGTTTGTCGACCAAAAGCTATATCTTCAGCAGTAGGCATAACTGCTGTAGCACCACCATAAAACTGCTCTTTAAATTTAGTTAGTCCTGGAGATAAAGCATAGTCTGATGCACCTACATCCACATCTACATCAGCTGTACCAAAACCTGTATTAACACCATAAGGAGTAAAGTTAGAATCATCTGCTGCAGTAGTTGTAGCTGGAACCTTAGCAAGACTTTGTGCAAGAGTATACTCAGCAGCTGCCTTATCCTTAGTCTTCATTATGACCCCTGTTACAGGATCACGATAAGTCCACCAATTTTTATCAAGACCTGGAATTACTTCTCCAACAGGAATATCTCTGTTTTGCTCTCTAGCTTTAACTACAGATCTTAATTGTTTATCTGTAGGTGTAGTACCTGTTGTAGTAGTAGTTGGAGCAGGAGTAATAGTAGTAGTAGCTGCCTTAGTCCTAGATTTAGACCCTGTAAACGTACTCGAAGCTTTAGGTAATATCCCATTAGGGAAGAGACCTCCAGAAGATGCTGAAGTAGTAGTATACCCCTTACCTCCGCCACTAGTAAGCATAGTTGCTGCTCTACCTGCAGCACTTAAAGCAGGATTACCAGTAACAGCTCCTGCTACTTGAGCTACTTTACCTCCAACCTTAACTGCACCTTTAATTACTTTTCCTATACCCTTAAATAGACCCATGATCTATAACTCCCTTTATTTTTTATTTACGCAGTACGAGTCCACATGTATATAGTAACCCCTGCCTGTATATTAGCATAGGTAGCTCCTGTAAATGCAGACCAAGTTCCAAAACCTAAAGAGGTACCTGGATTTATAGAACTAGTAGAAGCAAAAAGAACTCCTACAGGATATAGCAAAGGAAGAGCATTGTTAACAAAAGCAGTAGTAGCTAGTTGAGTACTATTAGTATTTGCAGCAGCAGTAGGAGCAATAGGAGCACCTGTAAAGATAGGAGAAGCAGTATCTGCTTTGCTAGCTATAGAAGTAGCTAAAGCATTGAACTCAGCATCTATCTCAGAACCTTTAACTACTTTAGCTGGATTACCTGATAGAAGTGCATCTTTTGAATTAAAGTTTGTAATCTTTACATAGTTTGCCATGTTAACTCATCCGTCCTGTTTTTAAGTATACTGATAATTGTTGAAGACTTACTGGTGCATTTAATATTGGAAGTTCCACACCAAATTGTAGTACTTTTCCAGATCCACCTAAATGCATAGTTATAGTATTTGCAACAGCAGTACCTGAAGTATATTCACCTATATTATACTCAGAAATATTATACTCTGAAGCAGTTCCTAAGAAGTCTTTAGTATAGGTTCTGCTGGTATACACAGTCTGATAATCAAACCCATACTTAAAAACAATATCTTGAGTACCAGAAGATTGTACAATTACAGAAGCTTTCTTTAAGAACTTAAGTGAATAAGGATCACCACCATCTATTGAAGAAGTGTAGTACTCTAAACGGTAACTAGCACCATTATCAGAATACCCAGAGTACTTACCAACTCCCCCTGCAAGACCTAGATATAGATTTCTATCTTTTGTTGCAAGCAAAGCTTTAGGTAAAAAACCTTCCCAAGTAGTTACCCTTGCTGCACCTGTGTCTAAAGCTTGACTCATGTCAAAAGCAAATGTAGCTTGAGGTGTAGGGAAAGTTAATAGATATAAAGCATCACGCTCAAAGTAAACACTTCGAATATTGTTAGCAGCTTCACCTTCTATAAATGTAAGTAGATCATCTCTAATATTCATAGAGAGATCACGCATAGGCATACTCTTTTCTTGAATAACCCTATTAAGACTTCTTACACCACTATTACTTAAGAATACTAAATCAGTACCTGTCTGTTGTATTGTATCTCTAGCTATACATCCTACACCAGTAATTACATCTGCTAATACTAGGTTAGTAGGATCATCAGGAGAATCATAGATTACTATATTGTTACGACAAAAGATAACTAAAAAGTTATTGTGAGAAGAGATACCTATAATCTCATCATTATTGCCAACAACAGTTTCTATATCTACAAGTCCAGATCCTACCCCTGTAAACACAGCTCCATCTAAAAGTTTACTATAAAAGACTGTATGAGAAGCCTCGGATAATCCAGCTACCCAATGCCTACCAAAAGCAGTGTGAGAACAGTCAGGATCAAAGTTAGATACACCTGAAGGTTTAGAACCGTAGTCTCCTACACGTTGCCAAATAAAAGCACCAGTGTGATTAGTTCTACGATAGGTTAGTAAGGGATTACCTCTTTGTGCTGCAAAAGCATAGATAGTAGCACCAATAGAAGTACCCTCAGTAAGTTGAGAGAACTGCCACCTATTACCCGTAAAAGTAATAGTTAAGTTTGTAGTTTGATCTGCTTGTTTTACAGGAAGTTCAGTAAGTGTAGTAGTACCACTATACATCTTACCACCACCACCTGATAAGATAGTAGAGGTTAAGTCAACATCTTTAAACTCAAAGAGACTTTCTAAAAAACTAGTAGAAGGAAGAGAACCTCGATTTGTTGTAAGATTTTCCCAACCTTTACGACTAGCTAATCTACCACTTTTATCAAAGACACAGTTAATAGCTTTAGTAGCAAAGCCACTCTCTAAGGTAACACCACTATCTTGTGTGTTAAGTCCTAGAAATCCTAAAGCAGAATTACTAAATGCTTTTAGTGCCCCTGCCATTTAAACAGCACCCCAAGTAATCTCATCTTCTCTATTTAAAGATTCAAAAGCAATTAGATTAGATAACATAGTATCATATCGTTGTTGTTGATCTAGATTACCACCATCCTCACCTCGTTCTTCTAAAGCACGGGCTAGAGTACCTTCTACTAAAAGATTACTTGGAATTAAAACTTTAGTTGAATCTTGAACAAGTTCTGCTTGAGGTATTACCATATTCATACGAATATCATAAACAGCATCAGGTATTGGAAAGAGATCTACTTGGATATCACCATTAGGATCTACACCATTAAAGTTATAATATACTGGAGATCCAGATTGACCTTCAGAAGCCATTAGGAACTGCTGATCAAACCACTTAGCACTTCTTTGCTCAATAAAGAAGTTGTCTGTATCATTAATTACATCAAGAACTCTAAATCTAGTTCCTACACCAGTAAGAACATAGTTAAATAGAATAGGAGTAGTAACAACAGTCATAGTATCTCGGAGTGCAGACCAATCCCAAGAGTCTTCTATCTCTGCTTTAACTACATTGACTAAATCGCCTATAAGTTTAGAGTAGGGAGTTTCATTAACAGTGGAAACTTCGTTTTCACGTAGACGCCTCAGTACTCTATTTACTACTTCTAAGTATGTCAATTTAAAATCCCTTAATTATAATACAATTATACCACAATAGACTTTGTTTGTCAAGGTATTTATTACCACTTGACTTTATCAGCCCAGTATGCTGCAGACATTTTACCTTTAGTAATGTTAGATGCATGACGAGCTTTGAATGACTTTTGCCTAGCTTTTTCACCAGGAGTACTAGGAGAAGATCCAGCACCTGAAACACCTTGTTGACCAAAGCGAATCAATTTCTCCTTATCTCCTTCTTTTGCTAGAACAGCATGAGATTTAGTAGGATGACCAGGAGTACGTTTAGGTTTATTATACCCACTAAAAGTTTCTTGTCCTTTTTTAATTGGCATAGTTTATTTCCTTAAAGTAAGATACATTCTTTCACCAATGACAAACGACATACACGCACCACTAAGGTCAAGCATAATAAGAGTTATACCTTCGGGGATAGTAGGAGTAAACACAGCCGTTACTGTTGCTATCCAAATAAGAATAATAGATATATATCTAAAACTAGTTCTTAAATCTGTAACCCACAAAGAAGGTTCACCCACTGGTTTATCTATCTCTGCTAGTGCTTTAAGTCTTTCTGTTTCAGCTTGCATAAGTTGTATGCGTTCATTTACATTTTGAGGTGTGCCACCTGCTCCACCTGTAAACTTAGCAAAGATACCTCGAACACCATCTGTTAGTGCTGGAATTAAAGCTGGAAATAAAACTGACCACATTATACAATCCCCTTTACATACTTACCTTTACCTTTGAGTGAGAGAATATTCCCACGCATACGAGGATCAAAGGATATATGAACCCAAGTCTTCTCATAAATTAGTTGGTCAAACTTAAGATTACTTTTACTTAAAATATTAGATATAGTAAGTGGAGTATGTCCATAGGCTGTAAAGTCTACAGCATACCCAAAGGTGTGTGAAGAACTACTAGTCCCACCTACTGCACGATTGACATCAGGACTACGGTAGCCACTATTAATTGTGATGGCTACATTGCCTAATATTTCTCTAACTTTCTCCATGTAAAACGCAGTTGTGCGTAATACTTCTATTACTTCTTTAGATGGTGTATTATCTAGTTTAGTATTAGTAACTGTTAATTCACTAAGAGAAAAGTGAGGTGTAAGTTGCAATCTAATGACCTATCATAGCACGAGATATATAAGAAATAACTGCTCCAATTAATGAAGCAATCATCATACCAGCCCAAAAGCCACCACGACCCTTATTAGCTAAGGCAAGTAGTTCATCAAGAGCTGTTTCCATTTTATCTATCTTTTTCTCAAGGGAATCTACCTTTGAGATAAGTTTACCATACTCTACTGGATCTATATTCTCAGACATTTAATTTCTCTTAAGGTTTGGTTGGGTATGTTACATCAAAAGGGAAGCCAGCTTGTAGAGTTAAATCACGCAATTCTTGGCGATATGTAGCCCATGCAGCTTTATCTACTGGACTATCCTCAACCTGTGTCCAATCACATTCAGCAATTAAACTATTTCGTGTAGCACGAACTGATTTAGCTTGTTCAGCGTCTTTTGCGGCAATGCCATCAGCATCCAAATCGCTAACAGAATACTTGGTAAACCATTTGCCATCAATCTCTTGCACACCATCTCTAAATGCTATTTGATAGC